GAGGCAGATGTCTCTATTAGTCTTTTTGGATAAGACCTTGAAAAGGCTCAATGTTATTAGCTTTGAGGGAGAGATGTTCACCAATATAAAAGAGCTTCATGTTGTTAGGAATATAGTCCTAAAAAAAGGTGTTTAAAAACAGGGGGTTATTTTAATCGCTAGACCCCCTTGGGAGACAATGATTAATTTTTTTTTACGAAATAGTCCTTTTGGAATTTGCCAATATAATAGGGGTGCCAATAAGATCATGCGTATTTCGGGCGGTTTAGGCATGAACTTATTGGGAATTATATTGCCCCCTGGCCCTCGGCCGGCCTGCAGGCTAAGACCTCCCTCGGCTGTTTTGAGGGGTTAGGATGGGTAAGCGGTGGTATGCTGCCAGGACACAGGCAGGCCTGACCCACATCGCCCAGAGAGAGCTGGAGAAGCCTTACGGCGATCGGGAAGCCTTCCGAACCCTCCTGCCCTGCCACGACGGCCGACCTGTCTTCGGGCCGTATATCTTCATAGAGTTCGACGTAGAGCGCGACTATTGGGAACCAATCAACGGGGTCCGAGGGATCAGTCGGCTCCTCCCAGTAGGTTGCCCAACCCCCCTGTCTCTGCCTGGAGATTTTATTGACGACCTCAGAGAGCGCCTAGCTCTTGGGAAATTCGGGCCCGAGGAGGCTGAGCGGTTTGTCTATGCCTGGACGACTGGAGAGCTTGGCGTGGTGACGAGCGGCGCCTGGGAAGGGCACCGCGGTCCCTTTGTCAGTAAAAGTAAAGGCTTTATTAATTTGTCTATGGTCTTATTCGGGCGAGCATTTAAAGTTCCAATTCCTTCTCACCAAGTAAAGCCTGCCGGTCCTATAACAACAACAAAAGGGACTCACGCGCCGCAGTACGGGCGTAGAGAGCGGACTTCACGAGGAGGTCCGGTGGTTACACCATGAGCAATTGTAGATGGCCTGGCTGCACCAAGCAGCTCAACAAGCCGACCAGCTTTCTCTGCTATAATCATTGGGGCTATATCGCTCCATGGCTTGCGAATAAGCTGCGCATGGTTTACCGCAAGAAGAACGCGATCCTTCTTGAAGTTTGGCTCTATGAGGTGCAGTGCTGGAATAGAGACCGTGCTGCGGCGGTGAGAGCTAAGAACTTCGCGAAAAGCAAGCGGATGATGCTTGGTCCTGGTATCTAAAACCAAGGTATGGGTTAAGGAAAACCAATCGTTTATCTTGAATTAAGGTGAAACAGTGGAAGTTCTGCCGCCGGCCGTTATCCCTCCGAAGAAAAAAGGCCAGCACGGCGGACCTCGGCCGAACTCCGGCCGTCCACGCGAAAACCAATTCCGCGATGCCGGCATTATCCGCCGCCTCATGCGCGATGGCGAAGCGACGCCGGCCGAGGTGATGATTACCAATATGCGGTATTACTGGCTTCGCGCCGAGAAGCTCACAGACAAGCTTGGAGAGCTGGCGGACTTGCTCACCGCGGAAAAGATCAAGAGCAAGGACCCTGAGGTTCTTGAGATGTTGAAGCTGATGGATAAGATCAGCACACTGCGCGATCAGGCGCAGGCCTGCGCGGTGGATGCGGCGCCTTATTGCCATCCCAAGCTCGCGGCGCTTCAGATCAAGACGGAAGACAGCGGAGATTCCTCAAAGCCGATGGTCAATATCACGCCGCAGCTTTCGCCGCGTGAGGCCGTTGAGGCTTATGCAGAGCTTCTGAAGCGGCCCATCTAAATGGACGCCTCTTGGGCGCCAAAGACCTTAGACAAGTCTTCATGGCCGCCGAACTACTCCGATGTGATGACCTGGCGCAGCAACATGATCGGGCGCCTGGCCGAAGACATCAGGGCCGCGCGGGACTTCAACAAGAACAAGCCTGAAGATGTGGAAGCCGTACAGCCCGAGCTCTTCGTCTCGATGTGGAGGCACTACGCGGAAAACCCGGTTGACTTCATAAACCACTGGGTTGACACTTACGATCCGCGAAACGTTTCCAGCCAGGCTCCGACCAGGCTGCCGCTCATTCTCTTCAAGAAGCAAGACGAGCTCGTGCAGTTCCTCCACCAACTGGTCAAAGACCAGGAGAACGGCCTGGTGGACAAGTCGCGCGACATGGGCGCGACCTGGGTTTGCTGTGCCTTCTCCGTGTGGATGTGGATATTCATGCCGGGCACGAGCGTCGGCTGGGGATCGCGCAAGCAAGAGCTCGTTGACCGGCTCGGCGACATAGACAGCATCTTTGAGAAGCTACGCCAGATTATCCGCGGGTTGCCGACCTTCTTCCTGCCGCGCAACTTCGTCTACGACAAGCATCTAAGCTTCATGCGCATTCTCAATCCGGAGACCGCGAGCTCTATCACCGGCGAGATGGGCGATAACATCGGCCGCGGCGGCCGCAAGTCCATGTACTTCAAGGACGAGAGCGCACACTACGAGCACGCCGAACTCGTTGAAGCCGCGCTGAACGACAACACGCGAGTCCAGGTGGACATCTCCACCGTCAATGGCCTGGGCACCGTCTATGATCGGCGCCGCAACTCAGCCATCTCGTGGCTACCCGGCAAGGAGATTAAGCCAGGCTTCGTCCGTATGCTGGAGATGGACTGGTCGGATCACCCGGCGAAGACGCAAGAATGGTATGACCAGCGGCTTGCTAAGGCGCGGCGCGAGGGCTTGGTCCATATCTTCCGCCAGGAAGTGGATCGCGATGCGGCCGCATCGCTGGTCGGTGTCATCATTCCAGCGGACTGGGTAAACTCCGCGGTGGATGCCCACCTCAAGCTCGACTTCCGGCCCATGGGCGCGCACTGTGCGGCTCTGGACGTTGCAGACGAGGGCGGCGACCTGAACGCTCTGACCATTCGCAAAGGCCCAGTGCTGCTCTATGCAGAAGACTGGTCGGGCGATGAGGAGAGTGTGGGCGGCTCGACCAGGAAGACGCTGGCGCTCTGCCAGCGCTACGCGCCCATGAACATTCAATATGACTGCATCGGCATTGGCGTCGGCGTCAAGAGCGAGGCGGCCAGGCTCACCAAAGAGCACAAGATGCCGCGCGGCTACCAGCTCATTCCATGGGATGCAGGCGCTGCCGTAATCGAATCAAAGCGCCACGTCGTGCCGGGTGACAAGCAGTCGCCCATCTGGGAAGACTTCGCCAAGAACCTCAAGGCGCAGGGCTGGTGGATGCTACGCCGGCGCTTCGAGAAGACCCACCAGATGGTCACCGAGCCCGGCGTCTACAAATATGACCCGAGCGAACTCATCTCGCTGCCGTCCAGGCTGGACAATCTCGCCCAGATCAAGCGCGAGCTCTCGCAGCCAACGGTCGTATTCGACACGGCTATGCGTATCAAAGTCGACAAGAAACCAGATGGAGCCAAGAGCCCCAACCTCGGGGACAGCATTATGATGAACTACTTCCCGCTTAAGGGCGCAATTATTATCTCCGAGAAGGACATGCTCTGGGCTCGCACCGGCATGAACGTCCAGCTCGTGGACGATGACCAGGTGAACCAGTTCACGTGATCCGCTATACGCCGGCCGTCATCTTCGTCGCGCTAGGACTGCTGTGCTTGTTCGCCGCCGGCCTTGATGCGCCCATCATTATGTATATCCCGGCCGTGGCGCTTGGCGTCCTGGCCTTCTTCTGTTTCTGCGTGGCGAGGGCTCTATGAAAGACAAACTGCTGGGCGCCGTCTTCTTCGTGCTGCTGTGCGTGGTGATGCTGGTCGCCTCTCATTCGCGCAGCGAGCTCAGGCGTGAGTGCTTCGCCGCGGGCAAGAGTGTCGGTGGCGCGGATCAACGCATCTCATCGGCCCACTTCAACCAGGTGGACCCGATGCTGAACGATTTGAAGATCGCCAACCAGGCTGCGCCGGACTTCTGCAAGTGAAGCTGCGCCGGACCAAGCCTACTAAGCAAACCAAACTCGGCCGCAAGCCTTCGAAGAAGAAGACGTTGCGGCGTGGCAACGCCAAGGAGCGCCAGACGCTGCGCGACCAGGTGAACCAGTTCGTGGATGCGCCGGCCAAGCAGCTGGCGCCAAAGGCGACCAGCAACAAGCCAGGCTTCCGCGTGACCGAGGCCATGCTGATCGCCGCCAAGATGGACCGGCCCAAGAGCATGAAGCTCGCGCACGAGGTCTTCGCCTTCGCGAAACCGATGCCAGGCGTGGTGCCCAATGGTGAGCATGTGGCGATGGACGAGGCGATTGAGACCGCGATCGGTTGGGCGGCCAACAGCATTTACAACGGCGCCTTCTCGCAAGGCGTGACCTTCATGGGCTATCCGTATCTCGCGGAGCTGACCCAGCGCGCCGAATACCGCCGCATCTCGGAGATTATCGCCACCGAGATGACGCGCGAGTGGATTGAGATAAAGGCCAAGGGCGACCAGGCTCAGGAGCAGCTCGAAGCGGCCAAGGCCAAGCTGTCCGAGAACGGCGATGAGGACGGCGAGCAGGCCGAGCCCGAGGAAAAGCCCTCCCCCCTGGCTACCGATTTCGACCCGGATACCGATGACGAAAAGGTCGAAGCCGTTGAGGGTTCAAAGCAGGACGAGCTGCCGCCGGATGAAGGCGCCGAGCCTGACGACGGCGAAGAGCTTCAGGGCGAAGACCCTGAGGCCGCGGTGCAGAAGCTCGCGGCCAAGCAGGCCAAGGATAAGCGCGTGCTTGAACTCGAAAAGGAGTTCGAGCGCCTGAACGTCAAAGAGTGCTTCAAGAAGATGGTGGAGCTGGACGGCTTCTTTGGCCGCGCGCACCTCTTCGTTGATACCGGCTATGTGGATAATCCGATCGAGCTTAAGACGCCGATCGGCGACGGCCAGAACAAGATCAGCATGTATAAGCTCGGCAAGGGCACGATTAAGCGCCTGCAGCCGGTCGAGCCGGTGTGGACTTACCCAACGGCCTATAACGCGATTGACCCGCTTAAGCCGACCTGGTACACGCCCGAGACTTGGTTTGTCATGGGCAAGGAAGTCCACGCCACGCGGCTGCTGACCTTCATCGGCCGTGAGGTCCCCGACCTGTTGAAGCCGGCATACGCGTTCGGTGGGCTATCGCTCTCGCAGCTCGCCAAGGAGTGCGTGGACAATTGGCTGCGGACCAGGGGGAGTGTCAGCGACCTGATTGAAGCCTTCTCCATCATGATCTTGAGCACAAACATGGGCTCGACCATGCAGGAAGGCGAGGGCAACGTCCGCAATCGCGCTGAGTTCTTCAACGTCACTCGCAACAATCGCGGGCTGGTGGTGATAGATAAGGAGAGTGAAGACTTTAAGAACGTGGCGGCGCCGATCGGCGGCCTGTCCGACTTGCAGGCCCAGTCCCAGGAGCACATCTGTTCGGTGACGGGCATTCCGCTCGTGAAGTACACGGGTATCTCGCCGACCGGCCTCAATGCCACGTCCGAGTTCGAGATGCAGGCCTTCTACGAGTGGATCAAGGCCTTCCAGGAATCTTTCTTGCGGCCGAACCTCACGCGCATCTTCCACATGATTCAGATCAATCTGTGGGGCAAGGTGGATGAGGATTTGAGCTTCGAGTTCAAGCCGCTCTACTCGTTGAACGAGAAGGAAGAGGCCGAGCGCCAGAAGACCGAGGCCGACCGCGACAAGGTTTACGTGGACGCCGGCGTGCTCGACCCGACCGAGGTGCGTCAGCGCCTGGCCGAGGACAGCGATGGTCCTTACGCCGGCATAGACCCGGACGCCGCACCAGAACCGCCCGAGCCTGAGATGCCGCCTGGCATGGGTGGCGGCGGCGAAGGTGACGATATGGGCGGCGGTGGCGATAATGGCCCACCTCAAGAGGTCTAGGATACTCAACCCCGTTAGGCCCAATCGCGGCCTGCAGGTTTGGTATCGGCGCCAGCTCCACCGTCTCGTTACCGAGATGGCCGCGAGCACGGATTACTGGTTGAAGGCCGAGTGGCGGAAGAACGAGCCCATCATGCTTGCGATGGACGAGCTGCCGGCTCACACACTCAATCGCAAGCTGCGCCAGCTGAGAAGCCGGTGGGAGAAGAACTTTTCCGAGGCCGCCAAGGAGTTGGCCAAGTATTTCATGAGGAAGAGTGAGTCACGCTCTACCACGCAGCTGCGCAACATCCTGCGCGACGCTGGCATAAGCGTGAAGTTCCGCATGACTCAGGCTCAGCGGGACATCATCAACGCGGCGATCGCGGAGAACGTGTCGCTTATCAAGTCCATTCCCTCGAAGTATTTCACCGAGGTTGAGGGCCTGGTGATGAGGAGCGTGCAGACCGGGCGAGACCTGGAGCAGCTCACCAACGATTTGGAGAAGCGCTATCACGTCACGCGCAAGCGGGCTTCTTTCATCGCTCGTGACCAGAACAACAAGGCGACGGCCGCGCTGTCGCGGAGCCGCTATCTGGAGCTCGGAGTCAATCGCGCCGTTTGGCTTCACTCCGGCGGCGGCAAGGAGCCCAGGCCCACACATCTCGCCAACTCGGGTGAGGAGTTTGATGTGAAGACTGGTTGGTTCGATCCGCACGAGAAGAAGTTCATCCACCCTGGTGAACTCATAAATTGCCGGTGCGTCGCCAAGCCGGTTGTGGAGGGCTTCTGATATGTTCACAAATCACGAGACCTATTGCGGTCCGATGATTGAGCTCAAGGTGGACGGCAAGGTGCGCGGCCGCGCTTTCAACTTCCAGCATGGCTACGCTTATTTCCTCTACAACGAGAACTTCACGAATATCGAGCGCTACGAGGTGTCAAGCCTGTCGTCGGGAGAACGCAAGCTGGAAGAGTACGCAAGGGAGCTGAGCGGTGGGCCAAGTTTCCGCCAAGCTTAGGCGCACCAGCCGGGGCTATGCCCACTGGTGCCCAGGCTGCAAGGAGCTCCACGTTATCTTCGATATCTGGACCTTTGACGGAAACCTCGCGTCGCCTACCTTCTCACCGAGCGTGCTCATCACCGGCAAGCAAACGCCAAAGGATGAGTTCGGCCGCTGGAAGGGTGGCTGGATTCTCGGACCGGACGGCAAGGCGCTGGACGATTGCTGCCACTATTTCTTGAGAAGCGGCCAGCTGCAGTTTCTCGGCGATTGTGTTCATGCGCTGAAGGGCCAGACGGTAGAGCTTCCCGACCTTCCCGATTTTCTCACCGATGAGGACTTCCATCTATGAGCTATAAGGTCTTCTTCTGTGCGCCCAACAACTGCGGCAAGGTAACTTATAGTTCAACATCAGATGGACATGGCGGCTGCAACGGCCGTGACTATCACCGAGCTGAGACAGTGACCTTTGTCGGCACGTATGAGGATGCCAGGAAGGTCTTCAACGCAGAGGCCGATCCGGCGCTCTATCCTAAGAGCTGCTCTTGCGGCTATGTCTTTCAGAAGGACGATCACCAGTCACGTGGTCTTCATCCCATCTACGTTCGCCAGGATACCGGCGGCGTGATAGATGGCTTAGGCTCGGCGCCGATCGGCGCCTGCTGGGATGCCACCTGGTATCGCGAAGGCGTCATCAACCCTCGCGTCGGGCCGGACGGCCGCAACCTTATCGTGAAGACGCCAGGCGGTGACTGGGCAATTGACAGCCGCGCCTCGAACTGCACGATGCCCAACGACGATGTACATCGCTGCTGGGTTCGCCACGGCAAGCCCGAGGACGGCACGCTTCACGTCGACAAGAACGGAAACACCTGCCAGGCCGGCGCCGGCTCTATCATGGCCGGCGATTACCATGGCTTTCTTCACAATGGACAGCTCACCTAGTGACCCAACCCGCCATCAAGTCCAAGATCGTTGACTTCTTCAAGGCCCCAGGTGCCCGCGTAGCCATCTCACGCGAAAGCATCTCGCGGCTGTGCAACATCGCCTTCCCCACTTTGGACGTGGCGCTTGAGTCGCTTAAGGCCGAGGGCATTCTTGAGCTGGCCCCGCCGGAAGTATGCGGCATGTGGCGCCCGACCAGGAGCTTTTCCTTCACGCTCTACAACGCGGAAGCGGAAAAGAAGAAGGCCCTACGCGCGGAAGAGCGCAAGAAGAGATTTGCAGCGCGCGCCGCAAAGGCAGCCGTCGCTGCGCAGAACTACTTGAAGACTCCCGAGCAGCTTTCGATCAAGCAGGCCAGGCGCCGGCAGACGAGCGATGAGCGTATCGCCAAGGCTCTCGCCGACAAGGCTGTGCGCGATGAAGCCAGGCGAGCCCGCGAAGAGAAGTGGGCAGCTCACCACGCCGCACGAGCCCAGGAGCGCGCCGAGCTGAAGGCCTTCAAGGAAGCGCAGCGCCAGGAGAAGGTGCTTGGCAAGATCGGGCTGCCGCAGAACTCGGACCACTACAAGCCCCCTGTTGACGAGCCTGTTCGCCGTGTGGAACGCGATCCGAACGATCCCTGGACGATAATCCGCGCTCGGACCTATTCCAAGCCCCAGTATCTCGGCAGCTCTTTGGAGCAGCTCACGCCGCTTGAGAAAATGCGTGGAAGGTGTCTCAGGTAATGCACATCCGTGTGTCTATGCCTGATGACCAAGAGCTTTTCAAAACTGCAAGTTCACTGACACAAGTCGCTCTAGGCTTAACGATCATGGCAGAAGCCATGGAAGACTTCAAGCGCAACCAGTTCGGCGCTACCATAATTCCAGCGAAGGACCGCGAGCGTGTTTTGCGCTTGCTCAGGAGCTTCGCTACGACCGTGGACGATGACGCAGTGGCCATTGAGGCCAGGCAAAAGTTTTAGGGAAACCCAAATAGATGACCTTGCGCTTAGGCAATCGCGTGCGCATCACCAATACGGCGCCGGGTAGCGGTAATTTCACCGACCAGAATGCCGTGATCGGCTATACGTTGTTCGGAGCGATCCCGAACATTGTGAATGGGGATACCGTGCCGTACGCGGCCTGGGATGGCGCGGCCTCCTGGGAAGAGGGCTATGTCACGTATAATGCCGGCTCGCCGGCCACGCTCTCGCGTACGGTGGTGCGTTCTACCAACTCGAACCTGGCAGTCGTCTTCTCCGGCAACGTGTTTATCTACTGCACGCTAACGGCAGAGAGCGCGATCGTTGCAGATCAGAGCGGCAACGTCACCTTACCGGGAGCTCTGCTCGGCAACGTTCTCATGCAGGGTCAGTCATCGGCGGTGACTTCGGTCAACGCCAACAACGCCAGCACCCCGCTCACGCTTTCCCCGAATGCGGTCTTCGACGTTGCCGCCACGTTGAGCACGACCTTCACCTTCGCCTCCTGCCCGAACAACGCCGGCTATATGTATCAGTTCATTGTGCGTTTCAAGCAGGACGCGACTGGCGGCCGCGTGCCGACCTTCCCAGCCGCGGTCAAGTGGCCGGGTGGAACGCAGCCGACCGAGACTGCGACCGCGAACAACTGCACGATTTATGGCTTCATGACCTTTAACGGCGGCACGAGCTATGAGGGCTTCGTGATTTCGCCCAACACGGCGACATAAGATGGCAAAGATCACCGCGATTGACTTTTACTGCGACGAGAGCGCAGCCAGCGAAACGTTCAAGGCGCAGCTCGATGAGCTCGGCGTCAAGTACAATTTGCTCTACTACAACAGCGAGAGCCACAGCCACGAGACGGTCTATAGGCCGTTGCGGACCTGGAGCTTCGCGGAAGGTCAGTTCAACGCGACGATTCCCTTCGTTACTTTCATGGAGATTAAGGCAGACGAGCCCGATCCCAGGAAGTGGCCGTTGCACTTCATAACTGACCCGCAGTTTATCGAGACCTGGCTAACCTAATATGGTTCACGCCTATGCGGGCCAAGCAGCTCCAGGCTCCGTAACCTTCAATGGTCCTGGGAGTTTCATCACTCCACAGGTCTATAAGGTCGGGGTAAACGGAGCTGGCGGTAACGGAACGCCTGGTACTGCCGGCAATCCTGGCGGCAATGGAACCGGCACGGCAGGCAATGCCAATCCAGGAACGACCGGCAACACGGGCGGCTCTGGTACTCCAGGCAACGCAGGCGGACCTGGCTTCACAGCTGGCGGCGGCGGCGGAGGTGGTGGTGGCGTTGCGCGGCTTCCACTCAACGCCGGCACTGCCGGCAACCCCGGTGGCGATCCCTCCGGCACGGGCTCGCAGGGCAATGGCGGAGTATATCCGAGCGGTACTGCCAACGCTGGAACTGGTGGTGCAAGCGGTGGTCCGGGAAATAGCGGCGGAAGCGGCGCACCTGGTAATCCAAACGCAGCTGGCAACGCCAATGCCGGCGTGGCGAATAACGGAAATGCTGGGACCCCGGGGTCAAACGGAACCGCGGGTAACGATTCTTCCTTCGGCGTTGTTCTAATTTTCCCAGGCGGTTCACGCGGTAACGCAGGTACTGGCGGCGGCGCCGGCAATCCTGGCTCAGCCAATCCGGGCATAGCTGGTAACTCCTTCGGCGGCAATGGCGGCGCCGGTGGCAATGGCGGCGGAGGCGGTCCAGGCGGCGCGACGGGTGGTGGCGGCGGCAATGGCGGCTCTCCAGGCAACGCGAGCGGCATTCCAGGCAACACCGGCTCTCCCGACTTTGGGACAGGTAACGGTGGCGGCGGCGGTGCGGGTGGTCAAACCACTAACAATAACAACGGCCTCAGTGGCGGTTCTGGCGGTCTTGGCGGCGGCGGCGCTCCAGGTAGCGGTGGCGGTGGCGGCAACCCAGGAGGCGCTGGCAACCCTGGCGGCTTCAACGCCGCGACCAACGGCAATGCCGCGAACGGCTCTGGCGCCGGCGCCGGCAATCCAGGAAACGCCGGCGGAACCGCGGCTACGACCAACACTACACTCGCAGTCTCGCCTGGCCAGGTCTTATCTGTTGTCGTCGGAACCGGCGCAAGCTCTGGCCATGTAACCGTATCGTGGCCGGTATGAAAAAAGCAAAGACTGGCGACGTCATCGAGTTCTTCTGCGTCGAGGAAGACTGGGACGTGATCGCGAAGCCGGTGCCGGCGACCAAGCATCTGCCGACGTGGTTCAAGTCGCTGCCGCCTAAGCTCGGTGAGAACGCCTTTGGTGATAGCACTATCAAGCGCTGCATGCCTTTTCTGGACGCGATGACGGCGGGTTGGTTGATCCCGCTAGGAGCGGACGTCCACATTACCACCAGTGAGGATGGCTCCTTCGCGCCGTGGCGTTCGACTTTCGGTTCTGAGACGAAGCCTATGATTGAATACCACGCTCTCAGGCAGGTCAGCGGCGCCAAGGTGCCGCACCCGATGGCTCCTCGCCAGCCAATGAAATTCATGAACTACTGGTTCATTAAGGTGCCCAAAGAGTATTCACTGCTGTTCATCTCGCCGTTGGAGCGCGAGGACAAGCGGTTCAGATGCCTCCCAGGCTTAGTGGACTCGCCATATGCCGAGCGCGAGTATGTGAACTTCCCCTTCTTGATGCTCAAGGACAACTTTAACGGCGTCATTGAAAAGGGCACGCCGCTTGTCCAGGTGATCCCCGTCAGGAAGGATTCATTCCTTCCCCAAGGCGTCTTCCGCAAGCAGACGGTGAAGGAGGCGAAGTCCACGGCGCTGCTGCGCCGCCAGCGTACCGCGCATGAGAGCCATTACCGCGACTACGTACGGCGCGAAGTCAAATGAGCCGCTACGACTTCGTCCCGATCCAGCACCCACCTGGGCGTGCGGATAAGCCATATTACTTCTGGGAAAACGTCTTCACAGACAGCCAGCTCGACCTTATCGAGAAGCTCGGCGACAGCTTGGTATTGAAGACCGCAACGGTCGGCAACGATCCGTCCAAGCCGGCGCCCAAGAAGCTGCGGATGACCAAGGTAGCGTGGCTTGCCTATGAGGACAGAACGCGCGAGTTATATGACATGCTCGGTGGAGCTGTGCAGCGCTTGAACGTCAACTTCTACAACTTTGCTCTAACGGGCTTCGTTGAGGACCTGCAATACAGCGTCTACGACAAGGGTGCGCATTACGACTGGCACATAGACGCCGGTTCAAACAGCTACTCACCCCGCAAGCTATCCATCTCGGTGCAGCTCACCGATCCGAAGAAGTATAGCGGCGGCGAGCTTCAGATCATGGAAGGCGTCAACGCGATTACGACCTGCGAGAAGAAGCGCGGCACCATCATCGCCTTTCCGTCTTATATGCTTCATCGCGTAACACCAGTTACGCAGGGCATTCGCAAATCAATCGTGGCCTGGGTCTCTGGCCCACCATTTCGCTGAAGGAGTTCTATGCCGTCCGTTTCGCCTGCCCAGCATCGTCTCATGGAAGCTGCCGCGCACCACGCCGGCGGCTTTAGCGGCGTGCCCCAGCATGTTGGTGAGGAGTTCGTTCGCGCCGACCAGGCCAGCGACTCCAAGCCCTACCTGGCGGCCGGCATTATCTTCGTGGCTCCGGACGGCGACGTGCTTATGCTACGCCGGTCAAACGAGGAGCGCAACTATGCCGGCCACTGGGCGCTGCCAGGTGGCAAGGCGGAACACGGTGAGACCGCTTTAGAGGCGGCCGAGCGCGAGGCCCACGAGGAAATTGGGCACGCTCCAGCAGGAGCTGAGCCCGTCCTGGTGGACCAAGTTCTGACCCCGTTCGGCTTCAGCTTCTCCACTTTCATCAAGCCGGTGGAAAACAAGTTCACACCCTCACTCAACTTTGAGCATTCGGGCTTCTGCTGGGCGCCGCTCGGCGAGCTGCTCCCATCCCCCCTGCATCCCGGCGTAAAGCGGGTCCTGACCTCGATCGCGAACTATCTGGAGCCGTTGGCCCAGGATGAGGAGCCGGACGATCGCTTTACCTGGAAAGAGGGCGACATCGAAATTCTTCACATCGGCTCCAAGCCGGCGCCGCTTCCCGTCGAGGATATTGACGAGGAAGACGTGGGCCCGGTTCACGTTGAACTGGAAATTTCCGAGTGAACCTCGCCTTCTTTCTTGCTCACGATGAGTTCAAGGAGAGCGATCACCCTCGCGCGACCAATGGGCAATTCGGCTCAGGTGGTTCGCCGAAGATGCGTGACTACGCACCAAAGGAGCTCGACTGGGAATATGATGTTGAGTATAAAAAATACTCGCGGCCGCTTTTCCCAAAAGCCTTTTCCTCGCGTGAGGACTTCCAGAAGAAGTACGACGCAGCTCCGACACGGCCGCTGAATGAGCAGGAGTTCCGCAAGCTCGGCAACTCCATGGCTTCGAGCGGAATTGGAAAGAGCGAGGACTGGGTTCATAAGACCTTCAGCCATCGTCGCGATAGCGCGCGGATACTCAAAGACCTCAAGGAGGGCGAGACCGCTCCTCCGATCGTGCTGCAACATGGCAAGCATCTGCACTTGATGGCGGGACAAACCCGCCTGGCGGCTGGTGCTGCACTTGGAATAAGCGTTCCGGTAAAAGTCATCAACGTAGGGCCCGAGCTCGCCCACGATGATTTTGAGGAAAGCAAGCACCCTCGCGATGATGCTGGAAAGTTCGCCACTGGATCAGGGGGCGGCGGCAAGACCGCGCAGGTTTCGTCGACCCTGACGGGCGTCTTCTCGGCCGCCGGCTTCAAGAAACAGAAGACGCCTGGCGCCAACGGTACGGTCGTCTATTACCATCCAAGCGGCGCAAAGGTGAGTGTGCATCCCGCGCCCGAGGGCAAGAAGTGGTCGAGCAAGTGGTCGCTCTCACATCCCGAGAAGGGAGAGCATGAAGGCGAGGGCTCGGCGCTCGCCAAGCTGCTCGGCGTTGCGGTGAAGAAGGCGGAGACCAAGCAGGCTGAAGTTAGTAAGCCTGCCAAGGCTATGCACGAATTTACTCCGATCGGAAGTAATAATGCAGCAAGAATTAAAGACATAGAATCTAAAGGTTGGGAGTACAACAGCTCTGGGCTCTACGGGAAGAAGCAGCTCTATAAGGGTGGTAATGCTGGTCTTATATATGACATAGAGACTGGAAAGGCTTTTGTATATGCCGATTTCTCCGCAGCTGAAGCTGAATTAGGTGAGAAGGGGCATACTGCGGAATTAACGTCTGCGCAGAAACAGCAAATCAGCTATGCCACTGCGATTACGTTCGAGAAGGGCTATGAGCTAGTCGAAGCTGATGGTGAAAGCATCATCTTTAAGAATGGCGACGCCAAGATCAAGTTCAACGGCAAGACCGAAGACTGGATCGCCAGCACCCCAGGTCACGTGACCAAAGAGGGTAAGGGTGTTGATAAGCTCAAGGCTCTCTTCGCCGGTAAGATAGAGCCTGGCGTTAAGAACTCACAGCAGGTCATTAAGACCAAAGCTGAAGCTGCTGCTATGACAGAGCAGCAGAAGAAGAATGCTGAAGCGCAGAAGACGGCGGCTGAAGAACATAAGAAGCAACAAGCTGCTGCTAATGCGAATAATGCGCTCTATAGTAATCTCGTTTCTAAAGCACCGCAGCCGACTGCTACACAGCAGAGTGCCATTGCTAAATACTCTGGTTCTGGTTATAGCCAGTGGAACAGTGAACTCCGGCATAACCCGAACTTCGCCAAGAGTGATAAATTAACTGAACACCTTGACGCGTGGCTCGGCAGTACAGCCTTTGATGAAGAGGTCATACTCTACCGCAAGGTGGGCGGCGAATACTCCAAAATCCTCAAGAGCATTATATTTGAGGGTACAAAATTTATTGACCGCGGCTATGTCTCGACCTCAACGCACGAGGGCAAATGGCATGGCGATCTTAAGCTGGTCATCAAGGTACCGAAGGGCTCCAAGGGTGCAGCTCTCGGTAAGTGGTCACATCATACCACTGAGAAGGAAGTGCTTCTTCCGCGTGACTCCGCCTTCGAAGTCACAAATTATGACCCACATAGCAACGTGGTCCACGTAACCCTGGATCAATCACATTTTGAGAAAGGCTGACGGGAATGAACTTTAACTTCTTCGTACCCAAAGCCGGTACGCTGCGCAACACAGATTTCTTCCTCGCCAATGATGGAGACTTCGACGAGGGCAAGCACCCTCGCGGTCAAGGCGGCAAGTTCGGGTCCGGCGGTGGTGCGGGCAAGAAGAAGCCTGGCGGCCGTGGGTTTGGCGAAGGCCGGAGCGCACCGAACCCATTCGGTAAAAATGACCCGATGAAACAACGGTTGAAGACCGAGGGTTACAATATGAGCGAGCGCCATCACCTGGCGGCCCAAACTCATGAGGCCGAAGCCAAGAAGGGCGGCAAGGACGCCGCCGGCCATATTGAAGGTGCCAAGAAGCACCGCGCCGCGGCTGAAGCCCACGCCAAAGGCGAGGCCGATGCGCATCATAAAAGTGGTTTGGCGCTGGAGCATCATCCTGGCGTCGTCTTTCCAGGCAAACAGGTAAAGTAATCATGCAGATCAGCTTCAAAGACGGTTGCTGCTTTGCCGGCGACCTCGGACCCTTCCCCACTCCGTGGGCGGCTTACAGTGCGGCCTCGCTTCTGGCGATGGACGATGGCGAGAGCGTGCGCCAGTACGATCGCGACGGCCGCCTTCACGTGCGCGTGGCTCCCATTTCAAAGGCCAACATCTGCGAGTATTACGGCCGCGAGATTCCGGCCTTCGACAAGCTCGGGCTGGACCCCGAGAAGAAGTACAAGCTCTACCGCCACCCCGAGGAGCTGAAGAAGGCAGCCGATACCTTCAACAACCTCCCCCTGCTCCTCCGCCACGTTCCGCTCACCGCCGCCACCCACCAGCCCTCGCTGACTGTGGGGACGACCGGCACGGAGGCCAGGTACGAGCATCCCTATCTCAAGAACAACATCTCCGTGTGGTCCGATGACGGTATCGGCGGCATTGAAGATGAAACGCAAAGAGAGCTCTCCAGCTCTTACCACTATCGGGCAGATATGTCGCCTGGAGTGACGCCCGAAGGAGAGGCCTACGATGGAGTTATGCGCGACATCGTCGGCAATCATGTAGCGCTTGTGAGAGAAGGCAGAGCCGGAGACGATGTCGTCGTTGGCGACAGCAAACCAATAGAGGAGTTCGTAATGAGTAAGACCGTGTTGTCGCGGAAGGCGTCGACGGCCAGGGGGGCATTGATTGCCTACCTTGCGCCGAAGCTCGCCATGGATGCGAAATTGGACGTTACGCCTTTCTTCGTGGGCGTGACCTCCAAGAATTTTTCCACGAAGAAACCCGCCATTATCAAGTCGGTAACGGATGCGGTGCAGGGTAAGTTGGCAGCCGATGCCAAAATCGAAGACTTCCACAAGCTGCTTGACTCCTTGGAGAAGGATGAAGTGGCGGAAGGCGCGGACGCGGACCCCGAGACCGGCGAACCTCTGGAGGGCGAAGCTCTCAAGAAGCTCCTGGGCGAGCCCGCCAAGGCTGCGGAAGACGAAGATGAGGAGGCGAACAACAAGCGTCGCGAGTTCCTCACCTCCAAGCTTTCGGCGGAAGACATGAAGGCCTACGACGCACTCGACGTCCGAGGCGGAACCCAAACCGCGGTCGACAGTGACCCGGAGAAAGCGGAAAATGAGAACATGGTGACGAAACCCGCCATGGATGAAGCGATCGCCAAGGCGACCGCGGAAACCGAAAAGAAGGTTCGTGAAACCTTCAAAGCCACGCGCCTTGCCGAACAGGCGGTTGAGCCTTATGTCGGCAAGCTCAGCATGGCTTTCGACAGCGCGCCGGATGTTTATCGCGCTGCCTTCAAGATGATGGATGTGGACGTCACCGGCGTCGATGCTTCCGCCTACAATGCGATCCTCAAGGCGCAGCCGCTGCCCGGCGCCAAGAAGACCAATGGTGAGCGCAGGCTCGCCATGGACGCAAAGTCTGTGAGCAGCTTCAACGAGCGCTATCCCGATGCTTCGCGCATCGGTGCGGCGTAAGTAAAGCAAAACCGCGAAAGGAGACAAAATGAACGGTTTGCAAACCCAAGTGGGTGCTCAGCAGGCTCCGGCAATTGCCGGCGATTATGCGTCGGGCAACCCGCGAGCGTATCTCAACGCCGGCCAGGGGGCGCTCGTTGCGGGCCCCAATGGTTTGACGATTGGTGCGTTCGCATGGCTCTCGGGCACCAGCGTCGACAACGACAATGCGCCTGCGATCCTCAATAACTCCGGCTCGGGTCCGGTAGCTGGCTTTGTGCATCGCCAGCAACAGGGTCTCATCACCGCGTATCTCGCAGACGCGGGTATGACGATCCCGAAGGGCTTTCAGGTTGCTGCCTGCACGGAAGGTGACTTCTGGGTGGTCAACAATGGTGCGACCTCTTCGGTGGTCGGACAGAAGGCTTACGCCAACTTCGCCACGGGCCTGGCCTCGTTTGCCGCAACCGCATCGCCCGGTACGGCTTCGGGCACGGCTTCGAGCATTGCGGCCGGCGCCGGCGCCAGCGTTACCGGCTCGATCGCCGGCAACGTTCTTACCGTCACCGCGGGCTCCGGCCTGGTGGTCGGCGGCATTATCTCCGGAACCGGCGTTGCTTCAGGAACGCAAATCCTGTCGCAGCTCACCGGAACTGCCGGAGGTATCGGCACCTACTCCGTGTCCATCCCCGAACAGACCGTGGCTTCAACCACGATCACGGAAACTTGGGGCGTGCTCACGGTTGGCGGAACCGTCACCGGCACCTTCTCGGCCGGCGATCCGATCACCGGCACGAGCGTGCCGGCAGGCTCGGTGATCCAGTCGCAGCTCACCGGAACTCCCGGTGGCGCCGGTACGTATCTGACGCAGCTGACCGGCACGGCCGCTTCGACGACCATCACTGCCAACACCAACGTCGAGACCAAGTGGATTGCCCAGTCGGTCGGCGCCGTCGGTGAACTGGTGAAAATCACCTCTTGGCCGCAAGGCTAAGCCTTAGCGCTTGAAAGGAGACGCAGCAACATGAACTACCAAGAAGCCAAGGCAGCCTTTGAGGCCGACCGCGACCATCTGGAAGCGTCCGGCATCATTCTGCCGTTTACCACGGCTTACATCCCCACGGGTGCCGCAAAGGACATCCGTCTGGCGATGGACGCCTTCCCTGGACTCGCAATGGATGCGCAGCCCAGTCTCGTCACCGATCCCAACTCGGCGGTGCCGGCGATGCTTACCACGATGATTGACCCCACCACCATCCGGGTGCTCTTCGCTCCGACGAAGGCCGCCCAGATCGTGAGCGAGGTCAAGAAGGGAACGTGGCTGGACGAGACCATCATGTTCCCCGTCACCGAAGAGACCGGCGAGGTGTCGTCCTATGACGACTTCGCGGAAAACGGTCGCTCCGGGGTGAACATCAACTGGCCCCAACGCCAGTCGTATCTCTTTCAAATCATGAAGGAGTATGGCGAGCGTGAACTGGAGCGGGCAGGCCTGGCCAAAATCAACTTCGTGTCCGAGCTCGATCGCTCGGCCGCGGGTGCGATGATGCGCTTCCAGAACCTGAGCTACTTCTTCGGCGTGGCAGGCCTCTCGAACTACGGCCTGCTCAACGATCCCAACCTGAGCGCCTCCCTCACTCCGGCCACGAAGGCCGCGGGCGGCGTGAAGTGGATCAATGGCACGCAGATCGTGGCGACTGCCAATGAAGTCTATGCCGATGTCCAGTCGGTATTCTTCCAGCTCGTGGCCCAGTCGGGCGGCTTGGTGGACGAGGAAACTGCGCTGACCCTGGCGATGTCGCCCGGTTCATCCGTGGCCCTCACCGCTACCAACTCGTTCGGTGTGAACGTGAAGGACCTCCTCAAGAAGAACTTCCCGAACTTGAAGGTCATCACGGCAATCCAGTACGGCGCCATCAGCGCCGCCAATCCGAACGGCGTTGCTGCCGGCAATCTGATGCAGATGATCGCCGGTACCATCGAGAACCAGGAAACTGCGTTCTGCTCGTTCAACGAGAAGATGCGGGCTCATAAGTTGATCCCGCGCAGCTCGTCCTGGCGGCAAAAGGTGACTGGCGGAACTTGGGGGACGGTCATCCGTCAGCCCTTCGCCATCGCCTCCATGGTCGGCATCTAAGGCTGATCCCCGATAGCCCGCCGCGGGCGAACGGCGGGCAACAAGGGAGTAAAACATGAGCGACAACGAAAACAAGATCAAGCTGGAGAGCCGCAAGCTTTGCAGCGTCGGTCTCAAATCCCCGAATGGCCTTATCCTTCGGCTTTTCAGGTCCGAGGAAGTTCGCGAGAACACCAATGCGGGTCCCCGCACGTTCAAGCAATTTTTCCCCGACATCAAAGCCGGCACCGTGACCTTGAAGGGTTACAAGGGTGCAGCCTTCGGGCAGCGTCAACCTCATCGGATCGTTGGCCAGTATGCCATCACCAATGATGTCTCGCTGGAATTCATGCAGAGGTGGATGGAGCAGAACAAGGAACATGACCTGGTGAATAACCAGCTTATCTTCATCATGCCCAATGAGAACGAGGCCGCCGCAGCCGGTCGCGATCACAAAGAGGTGTGGGATGGTCTGCATCCACTCAGAATGCCTCAAGGCGCCACCGAAGCCAAGTCCAAGGACCCTCGCGTTCCCAAGCGGGTCTCGCTTGGCAGCAAGGACGGCGACGCCACGGACGAGGCGGACGTGTTGCGCAAGCCGGAAGTGGCGGCGTAACGTGGGCGTTACGGTCCAGTTCAACTACGCGGGGTGGCAACAACTCTTCCCCGAGTTCAACAGTGCTGTCAATGCAGTCCAAGCTTCGGCGTGTTTTACCGAAGCCACCATGTATTGCCGCAATGATGGAACTGGGCCGGTAAGCGATCCGGCTCAGCAGAACCAGCTCCTAAACCTGCTGACTGCGCACATCGCGCAATTGCAGTATGGGAGCTCTCTGCAAGCCAACTCGCCACTCGTCGGTAGCATATCGGACGCCTCGGAGGGATCGGTCTCAGTTTCCGTGAAGAACGATTATCCTCCAGGCTCCGCGCAATGGTTTCAGCAGACGAAGTATGGTGCGCGCTTCTGGCAAGCTACCGCTTCGTATCGGAAATTCCATTATGTACGTGGACCGCGCACTGGCCCCGTGGTGGGACCGTGGGGCGGACCACTCGGAAGATAGGAGAGGTCATGGACTTAGACGCATTTGTGAAGTCTGCCGCAAGCCGCATTGCAGCGATCGAGCAGGCCCTGGAGAAGTTCAACCCGGAGCTGCTCAAGCAGGTGGTGGACGCCGCCAAGGCTTTCGATCCCAAAGACCTGGCCAAGCTGGAGCCGCTGGTCGAAGAAGTCGGCGACATCATCGCCGAAGTCAAGACCATTACCGGCCAGATGAGCCAGGTGGTCGGCGACGTCGAGAAACTCTATGAGGCAGTTACCGGCCTCAACGAGCGTGTGGCCAACCTGGAGCTCGCCGCCAATGGCGAGACCGCGGCTCCCAAGGACGAACCGCCCCAAGGATGATGCGCGTTAGGCTCACTGGTGGAAAGAGGTTCGAGGCGGCCGTCAAGGAAATTGCCGGCCGCCTTTCGAACCCAGGTACCCTTCGCGTGGGCTTCCTGGAAAACGCCACCTATCCGGATGGCAAGTACGTCGCCGAGGTAGCGGCTTACAACGAGTTCGGGCATAACATTGTGAGAGAGGGCAAGGTGATAGGCTATTGCCCGCCGCGGCCGTTCTTTCGCAACATGATTGCCAAAGAGAGCAAGGGCTGGCCCGCAGCGGTAGCGAAGCAGCTAAAGCTCACCAACTATGATCCTGGCAAGGCGCTGGAACGCTCCGGCCTCGGGATCAAGGGACAGCTCCAGCAGTCCATAAAAGATACCAACGAGCCACCGCTCGCGGCGTCAACGATCGCGCGGAAGGGTTTCGACAAGCCCCTCATAGATACCGGGCACATGTTCAACAGCGTTGACTTTGAAGTCAAAAAGTGAAAGGAACCACTATGAAGCTCTTCAACAGGTTTTCATTCTCCCTCCTCGGCGTGCTCGTGCTCCTCCTCACGATGGCGAGTCTTAGCCCCCCTGCTCATGCGCAAGTCGTGCTTTTCAGTCCGGTCCAGGGGGACTTGCAGTTTCCAGGCTTGCAGCCGGGTGTGATCGGAAGCGGGGTCAATCCCGTAGCTGCCCTTCCCCTTCAGGTGGACACAGGCACGCGAACGGCAACAGCTTCCTCGGGCGCCGCCACCTTGAACAAGGCTTCGGGCACGATTACGTCGGAGAGCCTCGTTACCGCGACCGGCGCCATATATACGCTCACCGTCACGGATTCCACGATCGCCGCGGCCGACATTGTGCAGGCAAGCGTGAACTTGGGTACGTCCACGCAGGGCACACCGGACGTCACTACGATCGCTCCAGCCGCCGGCTCCCTGGTCATAAAGGTCAAGAACATCGACGCCACCAACGCCTTCAATGGGACCATCAAGGTCGGGTTCGTAGACCTCAAGTGAACCTGCATGGAATTGTCGGCAACGCGGTCGGTGCGGTAAACCCGCAGGTTACGGTCTCCTATCAGGAGAGCGTGGGTTATGTCACCGATCCGTCTGGCCGGCAGGTCCCATCTTATAAGCAACCCCTTCCAGCCTTCGCCCAGGTCCAGGCTCTAAGTTACATGGACCTCAAGCAGCTGGAAGGGGTCAATATGAACGGCGATCGCCGGGCCATGTATCTGTATGGACACGTGGAGGGAGTTATTCGTCCCAAGGCTAAGGGCGGCGACCTCATCACCGACGAGCGTGGAAACGTCTGGCTCGTGGTTCAGAATTTAGAGCAGTGGCCCAACTGGTGCAAGGTTGCGGTTACATTACAGAATGGGAGTTAGAGATGCTGCTTAACACTCGCTTTGTCCCCAAGGGATACCAGCAACTTACTCTTGGAACGGGCGCCGTCAGCGTTTTGACCGTTCCAACTGGCGCAACGGTGGCGGTGATTCGCGTTGAGACTGCCAACGCGCGCTGGCGCGATGATGGCGTGGCTCCGACGACCTCTGCTGGGATGCCGCTTAACTCCACCGATACCTCGTCGCTTGAGTATTCCGGTACCCTCTCGGCGATCCAGTTCATTGCCCAGTCTGGCTCTCCTGTGCTGGACGTTTCTTATTACGGTATTGCCGGCTAACATGCGCATCTCGGTTACGCTTCACCAGGCTCAGCCTGGAGAGAACGACAATCAGCGGAAGTTTGAAGCAGACTATGGCGGTTTTAACCGCCGGTACGCCGAGCTCATGGTTGACCCCGATACAGGGAACGGCGCCTGCATACTCAGGAGCGTTGTCTTCCCCAAGGTGAAGACGGACGCGCAGAAGCTGACCCACTTTTCCATTGGCGTTTGCTTCGCTCCGGAAGGCTTTGGCGGCAGCATCATAACTGCAGGACCTCTTGACAGGCCGATTGAAGCTGACCTTGGAGCTGCCCCGGTGATCGGTACGGCTCTTTGCGGTATCTACCGGGAAAAGCTTGAGCTTCTCGGCCTTATTCGTTGCAACGAGCAAGGCAAGTGGGTTGAGCTCAGTGAAAAAGAACTTCGCGCGGGCCGGCCGCTCGCGCTCAGCAACTAGGAGATAATCATGGGCGCGAAAACCACTGCACTGTCAAGCGCAATTCTGGCGCTGTTGCTTAACGCTACGACTTATGCGAACGTGGCGCAGAACGCTTCCGTTGCCCCGTTGACTTCTCTTTACCTTTCGCTTCACACGGCCTCACCTGGTGCGAGCGGAAGCCAGACAACGAGCGAGGCTACGTATACGGGCTATGCGCGTCAAGCGATCAATCGCAACTCAAGCGGCTTTACCGTGGCGACTGGAAGCGCGACGCTGACCAGCTCCGTTAGCTTTCCGGTTTGCACGGCGGTGAGCGAGACCGAGACCTACTTTGGTCTTGGCGAGAGCTTGTCCGGCGCCGGAGCTCTCTGGTACTTCGGGCCCATCTCACCCACCATCGCGGTATCGCCTGGTGTAACTCCGCAGCTGACGACCGGAACGACTATCTCGGAGAGTTAAATGCCGCAGTGGGAACCGCCAATGACGCCTCGCACCATCTTTGAGGTGGTGTCCTGGGAATCAATGATCTGCACTGGCGTAACGCGGACAGATGGCATGGTCGTCCCGGTGGCGTCATATCAGGCGAAGTTTGATGCAGCGGTGGTTCTAAACCGCTTCCAGAGCGCGGTGCAGGCCGCGGTTGCCACCTTCCCGAGCGCGATTGTGATGGCAGAAATGGATGCCGGCACCGTGACTGTCGAAGTGGATGCCTCAAGCGTAAATGATGTGAAAAGCGTGATCGCCTCGCAGTTTGCTGGCCAGAGCGTGAGCGTAATTCCCAATGGGTAAGACCCTCTGGGGGACCTGGAACGACGCAACCGGCACCCCATCCGGGACCTTCTATACCGCGCCTAACTCCACGTTTGCTCCGCTCAACCTCAACACGGTTGAGGTTGATCGCCAGTGCTATTCTCCAGTCGCCGGCACCTACAGCCTTCTATCCATGCAAGGCGGCTCCAGCAACACGGTGCAATCGGTCACCACCCTGCGGAAGAACGGGGCAGATGGGAACGAGACAGCATCACTCCCGCTCAGTGTGACCGGGATCGTCGTCGATAACACACACACCGACAGCGTCGTAGCCGGTGACCTAGTCGCCGTGAAGGGGATCGTAGGAGCCAACATCTCTGGGATGTGGGGCTGCTTCGAGGCCGCTTCTGGACATGTGGCGCTCATACAAGGCACTAGCATCGTCAAGAATGCCGGCGCTACCGTCAACGCGAACGCTTTCTTCCAGATACCATCGGTGATCGCCGGGAGTGGTGGAGAGTCTGGTGTCCAGTTCAAGGTGCAGACACCCTGCACGGTGAGCAATTTCTGGATCAACGTCGCCACCAATACGTTGACCCAAACCGGAAGCGTGGTCTTCCGCAAGAATGGGGCGAACGGCAACCAGTCAATCTCGGTCGGGGCTGGCCTCACCGGCAGGTTCACCGATTCGACCCACACCGATACGCTGGCCAGTGGCGATCTGTTCAACGGGAAGTTGGTAACCGCTGGGACTGGTGCCTTGACGGTCTTCGCAGCCGGTGCGGCGTTCTCCTATTCAACACTGATTAGCGACATCATTGTATCGGCCGCCAACAACACGTCCTGGAACTTGGCGAAGAACACGTTCATCACGAGCCTGTTCTCTCCCCAGGTGGCGGCGAACACGTCGCATCCAGAAGCGACCCAATTACAGCATAACTTCGCGGTCAATACCTCGAAGCTCACCGTCTGGGCCTTCGCCAATAATCTGAGCGCGTCCGGCACATTCTCGATCAGGAAGAATGGCGTGGTCGGCGCCCAAGCGGTCACCATCGGCGCCGGGTTGACCGGCTGGTTCACCGACAGCATCAACAGCGACACATTCCAACCCACCGACCTCCTCGACCTCCAGTGGATGACTGCCGGGGCTTCCGGTTCTATCAACGTCGCCGCGTTCGGCCTCACCGAGAGCCTCATCTTTCCGGCTGCAGGAACTGCTGCCGGCACCTCCACTGCAACGGGCGGCGGAGTAACCGCCATAACAGGTGCTGGCTCAGCTCTTGGGACCTCCAGCGCCTCCGGCGTTGGCTTGACGGCCATAGTAGGTGCTGGAACAGCTGCTGGAGATTCATCTGCCTCCGCGGTCGGGATAACAGCCGGAGTAGGAGCTGGAGCTGCTGCAGGAACTTCAACTGCCGCTGGCGCCGGAGTTACTGCCAGAATAGGCGCTGGAGCTGCGCAAGGACTATCCACAGCCGCGGCCGGAGGTCTTGCCTTGGCGATTGGAGCTGGGCTTGCCGAAGGCACTGCGACGGCTGAAGCAACGAGTTTGGCTCTCGCCATAGGAACTGGCCTAGCTATCGGAACTTCAAGTGCACAGGGCGACGGCCTGGGCGTTCCTCCTCCTGCCGTCATAATGAACTTCCCGCCAGATACCCTGGCCCAGGTCTTTCCGATCAACGTCAATGAAATAAAATTCGGGTCTGATACTTTGACCGTCACCTTTCCAGCGGATAAATAAATGCCCGCACTCTCTTTTAGCCAGAAGTCACCAGACGCGACGATTGTGTACGCTGGAGACTTCTCTCTTCAGCTGGCGCAGCGCGCGGCAGGCACGACTATTCTCAGTTCCGTAGCTTGCTCAGTCGTGCAAGCGGTCGGAGATTCAGAAGCAACCCTGACCCTGAACGGAGCAGCCTTCCTCACGGGACTTTCCAAGGTCTCGCAGCAAGTCAGCAGTGGCTCACCTGGCGCGGTATATACACTTGAGTTCAAGGCGCCACTTTCCAACGGCGAGATACTTGTGGCGACTGTGAACCTTCCAATCTCAACGCTGGTGCCGCAGTGACGATAAGCGTTACCCAGGATGACGTCTTCACGGCGATGCGCAACTTCCTCCGCAACATATTGCCGGCCGACGTTGAGGTGGTGAGAGCTCCAGTAAACCGCGTGCCAGAGCCTGTGGGCGACAACTACGTCATGATGATCCCGCTTCGGCGCGAGCGCATTGAGACCAACGTGGATTCCTGGAGTGACCAGGCTTGGGTTGGAAGCATCGCCGGCACCATAATGACCGTCACCAAGCTTCTCGCCGGCACCATCACCGAGGGGGCAGCGCCTAGCGCCAGCTCCCCCCTGTCCACTGGCACCATAGTCGGCTCGCAGATCAGTGGGACCCCTGGCGGGCTCGGGACCTATAACGTGTCACCCTCGCAGTCGGTAGCAGGGGGGACGATCTTCCAGGCCGGTGCTGGGACCTATCTGCAGCCGACAAAGGTCACGCTTCAGTTGGACTTTCATGGTCCGAGTTCGGCCGACAATGCGCAGATCGTTTCCACGATGCTGCGCGATGAATATGGGGTGAGCTTCTTCGGTCAGTCAGATCAACCTGGCGCAGCCGGTACCATCATCCCACTTTACGCAGATGATCCTCGCTACCTGGCCTTTAACAATGACCAGCAGCAGGTTGAGGAGCGGTGGGTATTGGAAGCCCTGCTTCAAGTCAATGCTTCAAATCTGGCGGCACAGCAATTTGCCGATGCCGTTTCGGTGACGCCCATTAACGTGGATGTCACTTACCCACCTTCTAACTAGGAGAGCTTCAGCATGTCGATCATCAATAGCATTCCCGCCAGCGAGATTGTTCAGGTCAACCCGAGCGTTCTCTCGGCTTCAGGCTCCGCGCTGGAGCTCATCTCTCTCTTTCTTTCCAGCTCCACTCGGGTTCCAATCGGCACCGTTCCGTCCTTCCCCGATGCGGCCTCGGTCTCCAAATACTTCGGCGCCGCTTCGGACGAGGCGAAGGCCGCAGCCCTATACTTCGCTGGCTACGTGGGAGCAGAGCAGCTGCCGGAGGCCTTGCTGTTTGCTCAATACAACGCGAGCGCGGTGAGTGCCTATCTGCGCGGCGGCAGTCTGGCCACGATGACCTTGGCTCAGCTCCAGGCGCTTACCGGCAGCCTTACTGTAGTGATGGACGGCTACTCGCGAGCCATCACGGGTCAGAGCCTGTCCGCAGCCACAAGCTTCTCCAGCGCCGCCGCCATCCTCCAGACGGCCTTTGCCGGAACGGAGCCGACCGAGGCGAGCGTTACCGCGGCAATCGGTGCCACAGCTACCGGCACGGGATCGGGGAATACTCTCACGCTTTCTGCCGTGGTGGGGTTGGTCTCTGTTGGCGATAGCGTGTCAGGTACCGGCGTTCCTGCCAATACGGTTATCACGGGCCTTGGTACTGGAACGGGCGGCAATGGGACCTATACGACCAACAACGTCACAACTGCCTCTTCCACAGCGATCACGGTTTCCTCAAACTTCATGAACGTAACCGTGATCGGCTCCGGTATCGTGGCTGTCGGCCAGATCATTCAGGGAACCAGCATCACCGTCAATACGCAGATCATCGCCGGTGGAGCCGGAACGGGTGGCGTGGGCACGTATAAGCTGACCGGAAACCCGCAGCAAGTGGTTTCCGAGACCGTCACCTGCCTGGCGCCAAACATCGCAGTGACCTATGACAGCGTTTCAAGCGCCTTTGTGGTTACTTCGGAGCTTACCGGCGTCATCTCCACTGCCGCCTTCGCCACAGGTACGCTCTCCACCTCACTGGCTCTTACCTCGGCGACAGGTGCGGTTCTTAGCCAGGGCGCAGATGCTGCGACGCCCAGCACTTTCATGACCGGGATTACCCAGTTGACGCAAAACTGGGTTGCCTTCATGACCGTGTTCGATCCTGACAATGGTTCGGGTAACGCGCAGAAGCTTCTCTTCGCGCAGTGGAACTCACTGCAGAACGACCAATATGCCTACGTCGCCTGGGATACGGACGTCAATCCGCAAAACCAGAACCCGGCGACGACCAGCCTGGGTTATCTGGTCAACAATACGGACAGCTACGCCGGCACCGTGCCTATTTCCAGCCCGGACTATTCGATTGCCGCGGGCCTGTGCGGTTCGATTGCTTCAATCGATACTTCGCTGACAGAAGGCCGCATTACCTTCGCCTTCCGGCAGTTCCCCGGAGCCGTGCCGAGCGTTGTCAACTCCGTGGTGGCGAACAACCTTACGGCAAACGGCTATAGCTTCTATGGAGCTTACGCCAGCCGGGCGAATAACTTCAACTTCTTCCAGAATGGGTTCGTGTCGGGCTCGTTCAAGTGGTTGGACAGCTACATCAATCAAATCTGGTTCAACTCTAACCTTCAGGGTGCCGTACTTAACGGTCTCCTCAACGTTGGATCGGTACCCTACAACTCGGCCGGCTATTCTCTCATCGAGGCCTGGTGCCAGGGTCCTATCAACGCAGCGCTCAACTTCGGTGCGATCCGCACCGGCGTTACCTTGTCGGCCACGCAGATTACCCAAGTCAACCAGGCTGCCGGCCAGAACGTCGCTAGCCTGCTGCAGACGCGTGGGTATTACTTGCAGGTCAGCGATGCTTCACCGACCACACGGGCGGCCCGCCAGTCGCCTCCTTGCAAACTTTGGTACTGCGACGGCGGCGCGGTTCAGCAGATCACGCTCGATTCCATCGAGCTCCAGTAAACGCGGAGGAACTGATAAATGGCTTCAATTACAGGCGCGACTGCTACTTTCCAGCTTGCAGTCGGTGGCGTCTTCGATCTTCCACTTCAGCTCAAAGGCTTTGCAGCCGATGATGTCTTCGATTCTCCGGAAGTCGAATCATCGGAGGTCCTCATGGGTGTGGATGGTCGTATGTCCAGCGGCTTCGTCTATGTTCCCATAAAGCAGGGTGTCACCCTGCAGGCGGACTCACCGAGCATGTTCATCTTCGACGGATGGTGGGCGGCGAACAAGGCAGCAAGGGACAACTTCATTGCTCAAGGAACCATCTGGCTCAAAGCACTTGGCCAGAAGTGGGTGCTGACCAATGGCGTGCTTACGAGCGTACCTCCCATGCCCGCGGTCAAGAAGCTGATTCAGCCGCGGAAGTTCACGATCACTTGGGAGGACATCAGCGCGGCGCCCGTCTAATAAACGGCGCCGCTTTTAGGAGGGCAAAGTGGCAGGTAACAGAAAAGAACTTGACGTAAAAATCGAGGAGGAAGGCCGCGACAAAGGCAAGGTCTTCCACCTCGTGGAAATGGGAGCTTTGGATGCGGAGGACTGGGCCATGCGCGCAGCAGTCACTCTCACCAAGTTCGGCTTCCAAGTCCCCGATCGCTTCGCTGGAATGGCCGGCATTGCTGCCGTGGGTTACGCGCCCATCGCAGCGAGCGTCGGCGTGCCGGAGATTCGCGAACTGATGAATGAAATGCTCAGCTGCATCAACATTCCCATCGCCGATCCCAACAACAGAGGCAGGATCATCGAATATCGCCCGATGATCCGCGAGGACGTGGAAGAGATTACCACCATCCTTAAGCTTAGGTTGGAGGTCTTCCAGTTGCATACGGGTTTTTCTATAGCCGAGCTTTACCAGCGGTGGACCTCGGCGAAGACGAACCAGGTGGACTCATCCGGCACCCAGGATTCACCACTGCCGTGAGCATGGTTCTTAGCTCCGGCAAGATGAGCATGAAAGACCTTCAGACCTACTATGGCCTGGAGGACCTCTACGACATGGTTGACCTCATGATGGTAGATGCTCATAACTCTCGCGTCTGGGCTAAGCATCACGCCAAGAAGGGGAAGTAATAATGAGCGCGACTGTTATTGACGCTCTCGTCCTTGAACTTGGTTTTGAAACCAAGGACCTTGAAGCCGGCAAGAAGACCCTCACCGACTTCTTCACCAAGGTAGCTCAGGGCTCCGATACCTCAAGCAAGAAGGTCACGGAAGCCAACAAGAAGCAGACGGACGGCTTCAACAAAATGCGTAACGAGCTCGTGGCTTTGCTTGCGGTCTTCACCGCCGGCAAGGGCATCAAAGAGTTCGTTACGGATATGACCAACAGCAATGCGGCTCTCGGCCGCTTCTCCAACATGCTGGGTCTTAGCTCGCGAGAGGTCGCTCAGTGGCGCGCCGGCGCATCGTTGCTTGGAATAAACGCCGGCGACGTGGATGCTTCCTTTAAGAGCCTTACCACCGAGATTCAGCGCTTCTCGCTTACTGGACAATCCTCCGTGTTACCTTGGTTTCGGATGCTGGGTATCCAGTTTACCGACATCAACGGCAAGACGAAGGATGCCGGCCAGCTCTGGCTGGAACTAGCCGATCGCGTTAAGGGCATGGACCACGCCAAGGCGATGACCATCCTTGAGCAGATGGGCATATCTGATGGAATGATTCAGGTCATTCTCCAAGGCCGCGGTGCCGTTGAAGAACTGCTCAACTCGCAGAAGCAATATGCCGATACCTTGGCGCGTGACGCTGGCCCAGCACAAGAACGTCTTAAGGCTTGGATGGACCTGCGCAATACTCTCACAGGTCTCGCCGTTGACATTCTGAGTGCGGTAACTCCAGCAATCGTCGGCGTCACCAAAGCTCTCGCCGGCTTCTTCAAGGATCATCCCGACCTTGGCAAGGGCATCATTATCGCCTTGGCCGGCGCCGTTGGTCTTCTCAGCGTGGCTCTCGGCATTGGTGGGCTCGTAACCGCCGTCAGTATAGGTGCTGCGGCTATAGGCACCATGGCTGTGGCTATAGGTAGCATGCTAGCTGCTGCAGGTCCGGTCCTTCTTACGCTCGCTGCCATCGCTGCGGCCGTTGCCGGCATAGTCTATGTGTCCGATCACTGGCGCTCCATCTGGTCCGGCATCAGCGGAATGTTCAGCGGCGGTGGCTCGGCTCCTCCAGCCTCAACCTCCGCACCATCTTCACCCCCTGCTTCCCGCGGCGGCCGCTCGCCCTTGAGCGTTCGCAACAACAATCCCGGCAACCTTCGTTCCTGGGGCAACACTCCAGTATCAGGGGGGTTTGCGCACTTCGCGAGCGCCCAGGACGGCATCTCGGCCGCGGCCGGCAATCTCATGAACTACTCCAAGCGTGGCTGGTCCACGCCGCTGCTGATTGCCAAGCATTGGGCGCCGGCCGGAGACGGCAATGACGTTGACGCCTATGCCAGGGCGATCGCTTCGGCCGCCGGCGTCGGAGTGAATGACATTATGGACCTCAATAATCCTGGGGTAGCCAACAAGGTGCTGAGCGCGATCTTCAAGCGCGAAGCCGGTTACAACGCATATTCGCAGTCCCAGGTAGCTTCTGGGATCGCCGATCGCATGGCACGCTACAGAGGTCAGGCCTCTTCGCAGCTTGCCAGTGCGTCAAGCAGCAGCTCTAGCGTGAGCACTGCAAGCTCCACCACCCACATCGGTACGCTTGTCATCAACAGTTCCGCGCGGGATGCTGCCGGAATTGCCGGAGACATCCATGCCGAGCTCTTGGCGCGCAACGCGCATGTGCAACAGGCAAATACGGGCCCAACGTGAGCATCTTCCCCAACGTTCCAAATGTCCCAGGCGTTCCGCAGCTTCTGCGCAATCCCCTTGCGCCGATCGCGCTGCCGTCATTGTTGATAGCGGACCTTATTTCAATTTCCAATTTCGGTAACGCACAGCAGTGGGGTCTCTTCCTGGACGGCAATTCGGTAATAGCCGCCGACAATCTGGTTGTATTTGAACTCAAGCAGAATTGGGCGATCGCCGACTATCCGATTGAGCAGGGTAGCTTTGAGACCTACGACAAGGTGCAGCAGCCCTACGACGTGCGGCTTACCTTCTCGCGTGGCGGCTCTGAATCCGACCGCTCGGAATTTCTCGCCTCGGTGGAGGATATTGTCAACGACACAAACCTCTATGATGCCTATACGCCCGAGGGGACCTATATCAACCTCAATGTGGCCCACTATGACTATAAACGCGAGGCCAAAAACGGCGTCGGCCTATTGACCGTCAATCTCTACCTTACCCAGGTGCGCGCGGACGTTAGCCAGCAGTACAGCACCACGGCGGCCGGCGCTACCGGCTCCCCGGCCAACCCGACAGCTACCCAGGACCCCGGCTCTCAGGCTTTCAAGGATAATGGAGTGCTTCCGACCTACCCGGTAGCTACCTTGCAACCTCCAAGCTCGGCTGCCTCTCCAGGAGCCACTGGGATCGCCTCAGACCTGGCAGCAACAGCTCCGGCCGCTCCCCTTACTACCAATGTCCCCGTGGTGACGAGCCTGCCCTTGATGACGCCTGCCAACCAGGCAAGCGGGTTCCACTTCAATACGGCTCCCTCCCTGCTGGACGGCCTTCCGGCAATCCCAAGCCAGGCGGCGACGCAGAAGACCTTTACCCTGGATCAGTTCTCCGGAGGCACGAAGGTCTATGACCCAACGACTGCCACCTCGTTTGTCATTCCTGCCGGCCAGGCTCCCCAAGCTCTAGGGTTTCACTGATGCAGCAAATTCCCGTGCAACCCTCGCCGGTCCAAACCTTCCTTGTGACCTTGGGCGCCCAGGCTTGCCAGGTCAACCTCTACCAGAAGACGAGCGGGCTCTACTGCGACCTGCTGGTGAATGGAACGAGCATCATCACTGGGCAACTTTGCCAGAACCTGAATCGCCTGGTGCGCGACCAGTATCTTGGCTTTATTGGCGATCTTGGATTCTACGATGTCACTGGTGAAGGTGAGGACCCGAACTATACGGGCCTCGGCTCGCGCTTCATGATGCTTTATCTGGAGCAGACTGACATCGTGTATGGCAATCCATTCTTCAATGTTGGCGCAGTCGTTGGAACAACGTACGCCTGATGTCCTTTACCAAGCGCCTGCTCACCGCTCAGTTCACACTCGGTCAAGGAGTTTTTGGCCAGGACGGACAGAACCAACTTAACTTGAGCAACCTCAGAATGAGCGTTAGGATTGACCGCGCCGGCGGAATGGCGATGGCACAGCTCTCGCTTGACGTCTGGGGTATGCGCCTTAGCGACATGAATACCTTATCCACGCTCGGCCTGGTGGCGACGACGCTGCGCAAGAATACGGTCCTCGTCCAGGCTGGCGATGAAGGCGGTATGACAACGGTATTCAGCGGCACTATCTTCGACGCCTACGTTGACTTGAGCTGCCAGCCGGATGTCCGATTTCACGTGAATGCTTCGTCAGGTCTCTTGGATGCTGTGGCGCCGGCAACACCTTCGAGCTGGAAAGGAGCGGTGAACGTCACCACGATCCTGAGCACGCTCGCCAAAAAGATGACCAGCCCAATGACTGGAAAGGTCGGCGTTCCGTTTGAGAACAATGGAGTATCGGTGGTACTGCACGACCAGTATCTGCACGGTTCGCTTCGCGATCAGGCTCTCCAGGCGGTGGAGAATGCCGGAATCTACTGGAATGGCTTAGAGGATGGAACGCTCGCGATCTGGCCGCCAGGCAAGTCTCGCAATGGCTCGGTGCCGCTGGTCTCAGCTACCACTGGGCTTCAAAGCTACCCGGCTTACCAGTCGCTCGGTATCTCCTTCACCACACTTTTCAATCCAGCCATCCGGTTCGGTGGCCAGGTCAACGTGCAGTCAAGCCAGCTCCTCATCAAGCAGAATGTGATCGCCAAGGACGGCAACATCACCAGCGCCGTAAACACGAGCGGAAGCGGTATCTGGGTCATCAACATGTTGAACCATCGCCTGGAGACCTTGCTGCCGCATGGAGACTGGTTCTCTGATGCGCAAGCCTCTCCCGTCGGCTACATCGTGGCGCCTTCACCATGAACCCGAATACCTCCGGCCAGGGATATTCCAGTCAGCTCGGCCTCAACTCGGCGACTGGAAAGTTCAACGTCGACGTTACCATTATCAAACAAATGCTCGGCCGCGTCCGCACCGCCACACTTGTCAAGATCGTGAGCTGCACCAACGATGGCGGCGTGTCGCCTATCGGCTTCGTGGACGCAACCCCCCTGGTCTTCGCGGTGGACGGTATTTTCAATACCTATCCGCACGGAACGATTCACAACTTCTGCTATGTGCGCGTGCAGGGGGGTTCGAATGCGATCATAATGGACCCGCAGCCTGGCGACATCGGGCTTGCAGTCATCTGCGACCGGGACATCTCGGTTATCAAGAACACGGTGAAGGAAGGTCCGCCAGGCTCGCGCCGGCGCTTTGACCTTACGGATGGGGTCTATTGCTTCTCGGTGCTCTCACCAGGTGGTGCGCCGCAGCAATACTGGCGTTTCAGCACAGCCGGTATAGACGCACACGATTCTAACGGTAATACGATCGTGATGGATGCAGCCGGAGTTCATATCAATGGCGTTCTCTTTGATCGGAATAAGAATGTTTCTGCAGTTGCCGACCTTACCGCGACTGGTAATACCAGCTTTGGTGGCGGCGCGCAGGAGGTGAAACTCGCTGATGGTTCTAGTGCCACAAAGACAAGGGCGACTTAAAATATGGATACGCTACTTCTCGATCGCTCCACCTGGGACTTTGTGCTGGACGTCGGCGGTGACATCGCCATCGCTTCCAATCCTTATGCGCTGGCGCAGGATGCGGCGAGCGCGATCAAGCTCTTTCAGGGCGAGCTCTGGTATGACACCACGCAAGGTGTTCCCTACTGGACCCAGATACTCGGAAAGCCACCGAATTTCAACCTCATCAAGGCTAAGTTCGTGCTGGCAGCGCTTACGGTGCCGGAAGTGGTAGCAGCGCGGGTCTTCATCTCCTCCTTCTCGGAGCGGAAGATTACGGGCCAGGTGCAGGTTACGGATAAAAACGGAATCATCTCAATGGCGGGCTTCTAACATGAGCGGTATCGGTACTCCCTCTACCAGCGTTCCGCAGCCGACCTTCAGTGCGACCGGATTCGTTATTCCGACAGACACGCAAATCTTGAATGGCGTTCTTGCGGACCTGAACAACGCCTTCGGCGGCAACCTGAACACTGCGAACCTTTTTACTCCGCAGGGACAGCTTGCCTCTTCTATGTCGGCGATCATTGCAGATGCCGATCAGACTTTTATGTTCTTCACCACCCAGGTTGATCCCGCCTTTTCAACTGGCCGGATGCAGGACGCGATTGCGCGCATCTACTTCATTGAACGCCTTCCGGCCTCGCAGACGATCGTAGGCTGCACCTGTTCGGGTGCGCAGGGCACGGTTATTCCGACCGGCGCACTTGCGCAAGACAGCTCAGGCAATATCTATCTATGTTCCAGCGGTGGAACGATCCCAGTCAGCGGTTCCATTACTCTTAACTTCGTGAACCAGGTCGTCGGTCCTATCCCGTGCTCGCAGGGTACGCTGACCACGATCTATCAGGCAGTTCCAGGCTGGGACAGCATCACCAACCCGCAAGAGGGTATCCTGGGCGATGATGTCGAGACGGCTGCCGCCTTTGAGACCAGGCGCCAGGCGAGCGTGGCGATGAACTCCATGGGTTCGCTTCCCTCCATTGCTGGAGCCGTGCTCAACGTTCCGGGCGTGATAGATGCTTACATCACGGAAAATGATACCGCCTCTCCCGTGACAGTTCTTGGCCAGGTACTTCCTGCCAACTCGCTCTACGTGGCGGTGGTGGGCGGTGATATAAACGCAGTGGCCAAGGCCATCTGGAGCAAGAAGGCGCCTGGTTGCGCTTATTCCGGCAATACGACTGTTGTGGTTGAAGATACCGGGTCAGGCTACAACCTGCCCTATCCGACCTATAACGTCACCTTTGAGGTGCCGCCGGCGCTTCCCATCTACTTCTCGGTGACGCTCCTCACCAACCCGAACATTCCGGCCAACGCCACTGCCCTTATTCAGGCGGCGCTCGTAAGCGCCTTTGCCGGCGATGATGGAGGTCCTCGGGCCCGAATAGGCAACAACCTCTTGGCGAGCCGCTTCTACTCTCCAGTCGCGCTCCTGGGTTCCTGGGCTCTTATCAAATCGCTCTATCTGGGCTCGGCAAACGTTCCTTCCTGGACTGGAACGGCGAGCATTGCCGGCACAGCTCTCACCATCCTTTCCACCACCTCCGGAGCAATGGCGGCTGGCCTCATGCTCCAGGACCTGGAGGGGCGCGTAGCAGCCGGCACGAAAGTTATCTCCGGCTCGGGGACAAGCTGGGTTCTCGCAAATACGCAGACGGTAGCCGGCGCCTCGTTTACCGGCGCCATCTCCGGCACCACGCTTACCACTTCGGCAGTTACTGGCTCCATTCTTGCGAACGATCTTCTTGGAGGTGCTGGCGTGACAGCTAATACCACGATCGTCAAGCAGCTTACCGGAGTCTCCGGTGGCGCCGGTACCTACCAGGTCAGCAACTCGCAGACGGTTGCCTCCGAGAGCATGACAACTTCTCCAGTCCTCACGGGGATAAACCCCAATCAGCTGAACGCTCAGGTCAACATAAACCAGGTTCCGACCATCTCGGCGGATAACATCCTGGTTGCAACCTCCTCGTAAGGAATCAACATGGGTAAGAGCAATACCTTCTCAGCGCAGTTTCTGGCGCTCATCTTCCAGACTACGGCGATCACGGGGCTGGCTCAGAATACCACCACCTCCCCGCTTACGCAGCTCTGGATCGCTCTTCACACTGCAAACCCTGGCCCGTCTGGAAACCAGGCGACCAGCGAAGCGGCCTATGGTGCTTATGCCCGCGTCGGCGTATCTCGAAACTCCTCGGGCTGGACGCTTACCGCGGAGACCATCAACCCGGACGCCAACATTGTCTTTCCACAGTGCACGAGCGGCATTGAGACCGAAACCTATTTCTCAATCGGCACAGCTTCTTCCGGTGCCGGGGAAATTCTCTATTCAGGCCAGATCACGCCGCCCATATCGGTATCTACGGGTGTAACTCCAGTTCTGCTCACCGGCACCTCCGTCAACGAGAGCTAAGTTAAATGCTGGGTAACTTCGCTCTTGCCGACTTCAGCCTTTCCGACATGCCGCCGCTGTACCAATCTATCGGTACGGCGACGGGCTCCGGCAGCCTGGCCGGAGCTTCAGGCGTGGGTGTGGGTTCGGCGATCGGCCTGGCAACTGTTGTCGGCAAGGGCAGCACAACTTCGGTTCCGTTCAACTGGCTGCAGACTGTTGTAAGCCAATACTCCAACTCGCCCATCCTTCTTCAGATGCTCTCCTACTTCGCCGACTGCGTTGACCAGACGGCGAACCTGGACAACTTCTACAATTTCATCTGGAACGTGGATACCGCGCAAGGCTACGGCCTGGACGTGTGGGGCCGCATCGTTGGTGTTAACCGCGTGCTCAGCATTGAAGTGGGCTCCTATTTCGGGTTCCAAGGGCCAGGCGGTGCCTCTGGTGATCCCTTCAACGTGTCTCCCTTCTACGCTGGCGGGCAGCTCACCACCAACTTCGCCCTCACCGATGATGCCTTCCGCACGCTCATCTACGCCAAAGCCCTCTCCAACATTTCGGATGGCTCGGTGAAGAGCATCAACGCCATTCTCATGAGCCTGTTCGGTGACAGTGGCAATGCCTACTGCACCGATGGCCACGATATGACAATGACGTACACCTTTACCTTCATACTCTCTCCACTGCAGGCGGCAATCGTCGGTCAGTCTGGTGTCTTGCCCAAGCCCGTCGGCGTCTTCCCCTCCATCGTGCAGACTTGAGGTAGCACACAAATGCAAGATTCAAATATCCCCGCAAAGTTCGATCTGGTCTGGGCTATCAACGCCAATACCAGCTACATCCGAACCATCCCCGACACGACCGCCAATCCAGTCGCCGCCTCGCTCTCGCTCGGCTTCCCCCCTGCTACCGGGACGCCCGTTGGATCAGGGGGGACGCCGCCGGACATCAAGGATTTCAACGGCATCTTCCAGCCGGTAACGGCTTGGTTACAGTGGAAGCAGGCCGGCGGACCCATCTTCTTCGATTCAGCTTTCTCGGTGGCGATCGGCGGCTACCCGAAGGGAGCCTTGCTGGCCAACGCCACCGAGCCAGGTGCCTATTGGGTCTCTACCGCGGACAACAATCTTTCCGATCCGGATACGGGCGGCGCCAACTGGAGTGGGTTCAACCTCAACGGTCTTGGGACCGCGGCCTATAAGGCAGCCTCTTCCAACTCGCAGGCCAATGTCGCTTCGGTCAGTGGCACGATCACGCCCGGTCATCTCGCAGTCTTCTCCGATGCAAACGGCACAATCGCGGACGGTGGTGCTGTTGGTACTCTCGGAACTGCCGCTTCAAAGGCAGCGAGCAACGATAGCTTTCCCGATGTTGTCTCTTTCACCGGCGGCTCTACCATCGGAAACTTCCCATCCTTTGTGGATGGTAATGGCTCTATGCACGATAGCGGAAAGAGCGCCAGCTCCTTCGATACGGCCGGTGCAGCAGCTGCTGCCCAGGCTGCTGCTGAGAGCTACGCTGACTCTGCAGTGGCTGTGGAGACCACGCGCGCCGAGGCCGCGGAAGCCGCTCTGGCGCCGAAGAACAGCCCAGCCCTTACCGGCGTTCCTACCGCACCTACGGCCGATCCAGCTACGAGCACCACGCAGTTGGCGACTACTGGCTTCGTGCATAGCGTGATTGGTCCTGCCCTGCGCTATGCCCGCTTCACCGTCAATATGAGTGGGCAGTCTTTCGCTGTGGCGAATTTCACTTGGAACGCGGTCTTTCCGACCTCCTGCCTGGCGGCGGTAGCAAGCACGGAGAACAACGATACCTTTAACCCGAACGCCGCTGGCAACAACTTGACGGCGATTGCCTACAATTTGACTGCGAACGGAGGCACCGTGCGCGTGGATACCGACCGCGGCGGTTTGGTTACTGGGGTGGTTACGGTGGACGTGATTGCTGTTGGCGCCTGATGGCCGGCGATAGGGTCATAGTAGCTCTCACCACCTTCTGCGAAGCCTCAAGCTGTTCGCCGGAGGAGCGACGCTATGTGGTGCATCCCATATTCAATCGTTGCCGGGTCAATCCAGTACGCTACGGAAAGACACCAGCCATGGTGTGCTTGAAGCGCATTCAGTTTTCAGAGTGGAACGACGACACTCTGGACAATTTAAATCTGATGCGCGGCGCGGCCACACCCGAGAGCGATCCGATCTGGATAGACTGTCTGGCCGCCTATGATGAGGTCTTGGCTGGAGGTTTAGACCTCACCAAGGGTGCGACGCACTTCCACGCAAAGTCAATTGACCCACCCTACTGGACGGTAGGAGCAACCCTGACACTTGAGACCGCAAAGCTCAAGTTCTATACCAACGTGAGGTGATCCATGACTACGATCAATCCACAAGCGATGGCCTTCCTGGCCGCGCTTCGCATTCTGCTTATTACCATCGGCGCCGTCATGGCAGACCAACATTGGGGAAGCTCAGGCGCCTATCACGCAGTTATGACGGCCGCTGGCCTAGTGATGGTCATCGGTCCGGCCGCCTGGGGTCTTTGGGATACCTTCTGGGCTCTCGTGCGCTCCCAGGCCGCCGGTGTGCAGGCTGGTCTCAACCTGGTGGAGTATGGGCGTGCTCTTGACGACAAGGGCCAGCTGGTTCCAGCCACCACACAGTTGAAGCCCGTAACTCTGGCCAGCGCAGATAAGATCATGCGAATTTTCGGGCCAAAGTTTCCAAGAGATATTCCACACGCTTAAGACCCACCTAACAAAAGGTTCCAGGGGAAGATGGATAACGCCGGCATTGAGATTGCGCAACTTAAAATCCGAACCGGAGTATTGGAGCGTGAGGTGAAGGAATTGAAAGAAGCGCTAGCAGAATCAACCAGGGATATTAGCGAAGTGTCCACCGACCTAAAACTTGCCGTCCAGGAGCTGCGCAATGCCGCGCAAAAGCCCTACGACAAACTTGCTGTCGGTTGGCGGGTCCTCGCCGGCGTCGGAACAACGGTAATCGGATTCGTTGTCGTTATCGGCGGACTTATCGGAATCCTGGATCACTTTACCAAACACAACTAGCGGCTGCGGCCGTTTGGGAGCAAACCGGCTCCGTGCCCTTCGCCCCTCCGGGGATGCGGAGCCGGTGCTTCCCCACTTTTAGGAGGAAAAGTATGCAGCTTAAACTCGGGCGCAAGCCTGCCCAGTTCGATCGTAGGGCGATGAGAAGCGCTCTGGTCCTGGCCGAGGCCTTGGGTGAGCTCGGACCTGCTCCCAGCATTTCCAACGACTACGTATCCGCGGTGGATCGGTCCACGGGTGGCGACTGGGGAATGCTCGGCAACGATCAATTTGGTGACTGCACTTTCGCCGATAGCGGGCACCAGATTATGCTTCACACGGCGAACGCCGGCTCCATCTATGTTCCAAGCTCTCGCCAGGTGCTGGACGCCTATGCAGTCTGCACCGGCTTCAGGGAGAGCATACCCAGTTCGGACCAGGGCGCGGTGGAGGCAGATGTGTGCACTTTCATGCAACGCACAGGACTCGCCGGCCACAAGAGCTCTGGCTTTGGAAGCATCGAGCCCAGCAATCTGGACCACGTGAAGTGGGCCGTTCAAATTTTCGGCGCCTGCCGGATCGGCATCAACCTCACGCAAGGAATGATGGACCAATTCAGCCGCGGCCAGATTTGGGACGTCGGTGGAGACCAGACGCCTATCGGCGGCCACGACGTTCCTATCGTGAGATACGATCACGACTACGTATGGGTTGTAACCTGGGCGAAGTGCCACCCGATGACCTACGCCTGCTTCGCCAAGATATGCGAGGAAGCTCACGCGGAAGTCTATGAAGACTGGATCAAATCTACCGGGGTGGCTCCCTCGGGTCTCAACGTGAGTCAAATGCTTGCCTACCTAAACCAGCTCTAAGGAGGAGCTTATTGCATGAAGAAGATTTTGCTTGTCGCCGGTGCCGTCGGCCTCTTGTCACTGGGAGCCTGCGCGAGTGGTGGCTTCCTCTCCAGCCCGCAGAACGACCTCAACGCCGCGGACGCCGGCGTGGCGGCGCTGGAAGCCCTCTACTCTTCCAGCTGCGCCGCCGGTGCTCTGCCGGCTTCCATCTGTACGCTACAGGACCAGGCGGAAGCTGCTCAGCTTGAGCAGGCCATTACCCAGGCGATCGGGACAGCCCAAGGCCTTATCAGCGTCTATAGCGGCGCCCAGGCCGGCACCATGCCCACCACGGCGCAGATTGCGCAAGCGATTACCGGCGTGACCCAGGCGGTGGAGAACTTCTCGAACTTCGTCAACGGGCTCTCGGTCAAAAAGTCCGCGGCGCTCAAAGCTCGGCTGCGACCGGGCGGTTGACCTTTTGTAATTGATCCTATCCGAGGGAAGGCCTCGCTCTCACGGGCGAGGCCTTTTTCTTTTCACGCTGGATTGCCTGGTGAACGTCGCAGCGATGGTCCCAGCACCCGGCGCGGACCTCACGCGCAAAGGTGGCTTCGTTGTCGGCGTCCGCCAGTCTCGCGATACTTTCACGACCTAGCGTAACCCATATCGGGGTCTTAGCCATGAACTTCCTCCTCGTAAGCGTTCACTGCTTCCTCCGGCGTGAAGCCGAGGTGGAACAGGTCGTTCCAGTTGAAGTCGCTCGCCTCCAGCATGGAGAGACCGCAACGGCCCTGCACCAGGTCCATCACCTTCTCCAGCCAGGCCATCAGCTCCTGGCTCATTTTAGCTTCACCCATTTTCGGTCGTAGCCGAGCGCGCGAGCCGTCGCCATGATGGTGGCGTTCTGAGGCCGGCGGGTCTTGCCGTTGAACCAGGCCTTATAGGTCGCCGCCTTCGCCGCACCCCTGTTCTCCACTTCCACCAGGCCCTTCTTGCTGAGCTTGCCCTCCTTCTGGAACAAGGTCCGCATCTCGTCAATCACGGGGTCCTTGTGGCGGAAGGAGTAGGTGGTATAAACGGTAATTCCCCTCATTTTACTTTCCCTTTCCTGATGGTAATCAGCTGGCCGACCTTCTTGAAGTCTCCATCTGTAATGTATCTACTCAGCATGGTGCTGACCGTTCCTGGCGTAAAGCCGCTCTCAACGCAGGCCGCACGAAGCTGCTTCATGTTC